GCGATACGCTACTCTAAAGATGAGTGTCTGGACTTACCAGATATGGTGTACGTGGACAGGGTTGTACCTTTGAGCAGTCAACAGAAGCACTACTACAACCTGCTAAAGAAGCGTATGATTATGGAAGTCGCAGGGGTAGAAGTCACGGCTATGAACGCCGCCGTAAACATGAACAAGCTGTTACAGATATCGGCAGGTGCAGTTTATACCGACGATAAAGAGACAGTAGAGTTCGATATATCGGATCGCTATAAGGTCTTGCGCGAGGTCATAGATGAGAGCAGCCAGAAAGTCTTAGTGTTTGTACCATTCAAGCATACGATAGACATACTGACTGACAAGCTACGGGCTGAGAATATAACCACTGAGGTTATACGTGGGGATGTACCCGCACATAAGCGCACCGAGATATTCAAACGGTTCCAAGAGGACACTGATCCACAGGTGTTGGTTATTCAACCACAAGCAGCCGCGCACGGTGTGACACTCACGGCGGCTAATACCGTAGTGTGGTGGGGTCCAACGTCTTCGCTAGAGACATATGCACAGGCTAATGCCCGTGTGCATAGGGCGGGTCAGAAACATAAATGTACTGTTGTATCCCTACAGGGGTCTTTTGTGGAAAAGCGTATGTATCGTATGCTTAGTAACCGGAAAGAAGCTCACACAGAGATGGTAAATTTATACCATGAGATACTTGACGATCCCACTTAAATGTATTAGATACTAAGTATAACCAAGAATGGGGAACTTATGACAATAGATGTGGAAAAACTTACGCGGGTATATACTAAGATACGTGAGAAACGTGCTGAGTTATCCGCTAAGTTCAAAGAAGAAGACGGGGCGCTTGCAGGTCAGCAAGATACCGTTAAGAGGGCGTTGTTAGACTACTGCACTGAGAGCAATATCGACAGCGTTAGAACTGCAGCGGGTTTGTTCTACCGTAGTGTTAAGCAGCGGTATTGGACAAGCGATTGGGAGAGCATGCACAAGTTTGTGCTAGAGCATGAGGTTCCCGAGTTGTTTGAGAAGCGGCTTAATCAGACCCACATGAAGCAGTTCTTAGAAGACAACCCAGACCTTGTACCTATGGGTCTTAACGTGGACGCAGAGTACGTCCTAACTGTGAGGAAGAAATGAATAAGTACGTGAACATATCGGTCGTGGCAGAACACTTTGCGGTGTCTATATCCACAGTACGGCACTGGGTACGTGAAGGTTTCATCCCTGCACACACCTATGTCAAAATTGATAACACCCAACGATTTAAGTTGGAGGAGATAGATAAGGCTCTGTCCGCGATGGGGGAAGACGGGGCGCGTGAGGACGGTGACTACCCACCAGATGAGTGATCTTAGAAGGCTTAGTTTTCGGGATGGGGGGTTTGTAAGTATAGAAGATGGGTGGCAACAAAAAGTAGCTGATACGGTAGATGTGGTAGTAGTAAACGCAGCAAATGTGTCAAGGCTGTACTACAAAGATGCCTACGACACTAACCGTACTGCAATGCCTATGTGCTGGTCTGCCACCACGCAAACTCCCGATGAAGAAGTACCCATGAGTGACCGACAGTCAGTTAGGTGTATGGACTGTGAGAAGAACATACGAGGTTCTGGCGGTAGGTTAAACAGTAGAGCCTGTAGGTTTGTGCAGAGGTTAGCCGTGGTGCTTGATGGACAGTTTGATACGGTGTATCAATTACAGTTATCCGCTACGTCTATATTCGGTAGAGGCAAAAATAATAATAAGCCATTGCAGGAATACGCTAAATTTCTGGGTGGTAGGGGAACAAAGATTATATCCGTAGTTACCCGTATTTACGTGGATAGTTTTTCTGACTTCCCACGACTATGCTTCAAGCCAGTACGGTCTTTGACGCCTAGTGAACTAAACAGTGTTTCGGAGTTGAAGGTGGACCCCGTTACGCTGCAAGCTATAGACCGTTCTAGGGCTATAATTACTTCCCCGTTCTCGGTAGAGTGCGGGTTCGACCATAAAAAACTTTAAAGGAGAACTACCAAATGGCAAAAGTTGAGAGCCACATTATCCGCAAGGTGCTTGCGCGATACCCCCGTTTGAACGGGACATATCGGTTCGATCAGTCGGCAGGTGAGCGCGGTAAGTCTGTACCCTGTGATCCTACCGCAGATGGCGCAAAGTACGAGTTGCAGTTTGTGATGAATGCTGCACAGGCAAAAGACCTGTATACTGTTATGGCTACTGCCTACAACACACGGGCGGCGTCTGAAAAAGGCTGGCCCGAAAAGTTGGGCAAGGCATCCGAAGTCTTCAAGAAAGATGAGGACGGTAACTACATTGCCAAGGCTGTACTAAAAGGTGCTTATGGCGCTGATATCACTAAGCCACCTGTGCAGGTTGATGCTAAGAACAAGCCGCTCCCAGAAGACTTTGAGTTGACCACAGGTAGTACGGTAAACGTCCAGATTTCCTGTGTTCCGTATAGCATGCGGGATCACGGTGTATCGTTGCGCTTACGTGCTGTGCAGGTCATTGAGTTAGCATCGCGTGAGGACTATTCCCCGTTTGGTTCAGAAGAAGGGTTCAGTGTTGAAGAAGCCCCTACCATGATTTCGGGGTTTGAGATTGACGCGACACCCGCTGCACCCGCAGTTGTTGATGATGCGTTTGAAGATGAGGCACCCAAGGTACGGGCCACTAAGAAGCCCCCTGTTGTCGAAGAAGCCAAGTTAGACAGTCTTGTAAGTGAGTGGGGTGAGTTAGACTAATACCCTACACGGTGCGGTATCATGTAGGGTATCGCACCGTTAACACTCGGAGGACTAGCAGTGGAACGACTAGAATTTCTAAAAAGGGTTTTAGGTGCCGAAGGACATTACTGCTTATTTGCAGCCAATAGTGAACGTAGAACACAGAATTTCTATAGCACTATTGATGAATTGCATGAAGCAGTTGAAGCCTTTGACGCTAAGGATCAAGATGTTTATTTTGCGTTAAGCACATTTATAAACAACACTAACCGTAGGGCAGATAACGCGCACCACCTACAATCTTTCTTCTTAGATTTGGATTGCGGCCCTAGTAAAGAGTACGCATCGCAGCAAGATGCGCTACAGGCGTTGGATAAGTTTTGTGCTAAAACCAATATGTCCGAACCTACAAAGGTTAACTCGGGACGGGGAATACACGCTTACTGGGTCTTGTCTGAACCAGTACCCGTGGTTGAGTGGATACCTATAGCCGAACGATTTAAAGAATTTTGCGCAGAGCAGGGACTTGAAGCCGACCCCGCAGTCACCGCTGATGCAGCACGTATCTTGCGTATGCCAGAAACACGCAATTTTAAAGATAACCCTCCATCTCCGGTGTCTATAATTAGTGCGACACCAAGTATTGAGTTGGCTGACTTTGTAGGTTTACTGGGTGGCGTTACTCCTATAAACACCGCCTCTGTCGGTAGTAGTGTCGTGTCAGGGTTTATAGCAGTCAACGCTGAGAATAGCTTTGGTCGTATTATAAAGAAAATACAGGCAGGTAACGGCTGCGCTCAACTAGCGCACATACTGACAGATCAGACTAACGTAACTGAACCGCTATGGAGGGCAGGGCTGTCTATCGCTAAGTTTTGTGAAGACGGAGACAGGGCTGCACAGGTAATGTCTAGGGGGCATCCTGATTATAATTCGGGTGATACCCACCAGAAAATGTCTCTGGTTAAAGGGCCGTACACTTGCCGTACATTTAACGGTCTTAGACCTGATGTGTGTATGGAGTGCGCGGTATGGGGTAAGATAAAATCCCCTATAGTTTTAGGCAAGCAATTTAAGGAAGCGAACGTGGCTGACAACGAAGTAGTTGCGCGTAGCGCAAAGAGTCCCGCCAGTGCGCCCAAGACTTATAACATACCGACATACCCAAAGCCTTATTTCCGTGGTGCTAAAGGCGGTGTGTATAAACGCACTACAAATAGTGACGGTGAGATAGAAGAAGAGTGCATCTACCACAACGATATCTATGTCATGCGCCGTATATGGGATACAGAGATAGGCCAAGCACTTGTGTTTAGGCTTCATATGCCCCGAGACGGTGTGCGTGAATGGACGATGCCGATGTTTAGCATCACATCGCGGGATGAATTTAGAAAAGGAATGTCTACGCAGGGTGTGGCTGCGTATGGAGCAAAACTAGATAAGATACAGGTGTATATAATGGCGTGGATTGAAGAACTGCAATCGTCTCAGGCAGAGGACGAGGCTCATAAACAGTTTGGGTGGACTGACGATAGTATGACCGCGTTCATACTAGGGGATCGTGTTATCTACGGTAATGACGAAGACTATAACCCACCGTCTACACAGACAGCAGGTATGATGGATTACTTTGTACCCAAGGGTACGGAGCAAGGATATCTTGACGCGCTAGACTTCTACAATCGGGAAGGATTTGAACTGCATCAGTTCACAATCGCTGCGTCCTACGCTTCGATACTTATGCCACTTACAGGGATCGGCTCTGCAGGGTTACATATGTACGGAGATACAGGTGTTGGTAAAACCACTATGTTGATGGCAGGACTATCAGCATGGGGCAATCCCGAGCAACTGCTGTTGAAAGAGGTTGATACCTACAATTCTAAGATGCACCGTGGGGAGATATACCACAACCTACCACTTATGATGGACGAACTTACTAATACTGTAGGGGGTAAGTTGTCTGATCTGGCCTATCAATTAACAGGTGGGACACAACGTAACCGCATGGCGCAGAGTGGTAACGCCGAGCGACATAGGGGCAAACCTTGGAGCCTACTGGCTATCAGTACAGGTAACACTAGCTTTGTTGAAATGATTAGTAGGGTAAAAGGCTTTCCCAAAGCAGAGGCTCAACGAATACTAGAGTTTAGGACTGAACAGAAATTCTTTGGTTCATCTAGTAAAGCGGAAACTGATAAACTGTGGCCTGCTTTTAAAGGCAACTACGGTCATGCAGGAATACGATTTGTTCAATGGGTCATAAACAATCGCGTAGAATGTGAACGCACTATAAAGCATGTGCAGTCGCGTGTAGATGAAAAGGCCGAACTTGGTCCTGAGAACCGATTCTGGTCTGCTGCTGTTACGGCTATTATATCCGCGCTTATGATAGGCAGGAAGGCAGGGGTACTACCTTTTGAGGTCAAGCCTGTATTTACGTTTGCCGTAAACAGGTTGCGGGAACGTAAGGCTTTCGTTGCCGATATGGGTTCTTCTGTATCTGAGACACTGAACAACTATATCTCCGAGCATTGGAGTAACATACTTTGGATCAAGAGTACCGATGATGGTCGTGGGGATATAGATGGCAACCCCTTAGATATGTTGGCACTGCCCGAGGTTACACCCCGAGGTAAGTTTGTTGCTAGGTACGAGACTGACGTTAAGAAAGTCTACCTATTGCCAAAGCCGTTAAAGACTTGGTGTATCGACCAACAGATAAACTACGAGCAGTTGGTTAGAGATTTAACGGACAAGATGAAGGCTACTAAAACACGTATACGCCTGAGTAAGGGCACACACATGAACCTGCCCTCTGCAAGAGTTATATGCGTGGATTTCTCTATAGATGGGGTTCCTGATGGATCAGAAGGTGATGAAGATTGAAGACCTTAACCCTGACGGGATTAGGATTGTCGTAAACTGGGACGAACTTAAAGTTAGCGGGTCTGTATTTATACCCTGTGTAGACACTGAGAAGACTAAAGATCAGGTGTCCACCGTTGCATCGTTGCGACAATGGGGGGTTAAGCACGAAGTTCGTGTAGAAAACAACCTATTAGGGTTACGTATTTGGCGCACTATGTGATAGGGGGAATGTAGACAACGTACACTTCCACTGCGCGTTGCCTGTTCTCCCTTAGACTGCCCCTGCTTAATTGCAGGGGCTTTTTTAACTTATAGGAGAGGATAACCCACTGTCATATTCACCAGCACTTCTACGCATACTAGGTGAATACTGCATCCCACCTATCATCTCTTCTGTATTACGATCAAAGTTTTTAGAAGAATTTTTAAACGACTCCGTAGTTATGTACAGGTCAACCGCATCTGACGGTAAACTATTGTTGTGTTCTATAGATTCTTTATAGGCTTGGCGCAGACCTTCAACATCACCCTCTCTACGAGCCATGTTAGCCTTACGCAAAATTCTACCCTTACGATCCGTCATAGCAGAGTATTTCTGCCGCTCGTTACGGTTCATGTTAAGCTGTTCTATGTGCGCGTGACTAGCAAACCCTAGAGCCTGTCCAGCAAGTGTAAACGGGCTTGTCGCTGTTATCTCATCACCACGTAGGGTTAGGTTTCCTTGGGTGGCATAACGCCCAGTTTTCATTATGTTACGCAGTGCTGCAGGTGAAGCGGCTTCAACACCACGCCATACGTTACCTTCTGAGCCAAGCTGCCAGCCCCTACTTAACTGACTTGTTATGCCGACTGCAGGGCCACCTATTTGTTCTATTAGTGTAAACAGAGGGTTTTGGTCTTTGTCGATTAGTGGTGGGCGATACAACATATTGTTGAGGGCGATACGATCCCCAATCTCAAGACCTGTCATATCAACAAGCCCACCATACACAGGGTCCGCCATCCACTTTTTGTGCATAGTGTCCCAGTTATCTTCATCATCATCCTTGAGAAGCATATCATACATGATACCGAGTTCACCGAACAGTGGCATACCTGATGCACCTGCGATAAGGCCCGTAGTAATAAGGAAGTTCGCTGCCTGTGCGCGAGCTATCTTACGGGTGTCTAACGCATCTTGATACGCTTCATCAGAAGGATAGGCGTCTCGCGACAGTACAACAGTAGCATCGTTAAGCATACGCATCATCATGTAGTATTTACTAATTGCAAACCGCTTAAACAGGAACAAAATATTACCCACTGGCCCTTGCGCGTATACAGGACGCCCCGCCGATGCAGTACCCCCGAGGGTAAACTCTACAAACTCAACTGCAGCTTCTGCAGCTTTCTGTTTATCGGCATCAGTTACTTCTTCCTTGCCACCATTACTTAGCTTGTTCATTTCTAACTTGTAGGCGGCGACCAGTGATACTTCACGTCCGTAGCGTTCCGAGTGGTGAAACATGGCCCCACCCCATTTTTGCGAAGTGTCAACGATTTTCTTACCTATACGGGACGCTCTGTCTGTGCCAGTGTCTCCTGTATACACATCCAGTTCTAAGGTTTCCTGTGTTAGTGACTGACCCATCTGCGCTTGATTAGTCGCATACTTAACCAGTACCTCTAAATCACGTAATCCTTCTGGAATAGATGATGGGTCACTAAAGTCTAAGTTACCCAACGATATACCAAACGAGCCTAAATCGTATTGCTCTCTTACTTTGTTGCCGTTCTCATCGTCCACAATAAGAGTTTTAGAATTAGGGGCCGCGCTTACGGCTTTAACGGCATCTCCAAATGCCTTGGTAGTGTTACTCACACCATACTTACCCGATAGTAACGGCATCACCGACATGCCTACATCGAAGAAGGTCAAAGCTGCAGACGAGAAGTTCAGCCCCATAGTCCAATTAAACCCAAGATTAGTGATAATCTGAGACATACGGTTCACGTTAGGGCGTTGCGCAAACTCTGCTATTTTCATAAGCCTATCAGCTATTTCTGCTGTATCAGGATTTTTGGTCAACTCAGCTATCTGGTTGACTACTTTCTGTATCTTGGCACTTGATCTAAGTTGCACGACCTGTCGATTGAGGTCACGTCCCTTTGTCTCCATCATGTCTACCAGATCAAAGTTTTCTAGTGTGTACCCTGTAGGGGTAGTGTCACCCAAGAAACCACGGACGCCCTTACGCGTCCTAAACCCTTGCATGAACGAGCGTTCTGGTACGGCATCTAAGGCTAGGTCAAGAATATCGCTAATAACCTTATTACCTTTGCCACCTTCCATCTTCTGCACACCTGCAGCCTGCAAGACATTTAGTACGTTGAATACAAACCCAGACGAGGGCGCTTTGCCGTAGTTACTGTTGGCTGTAATCTTTTCCATTTCTGGGGCAAACAGAGCGGCATCTGTCATCATAGGATTAGGGGTATATGTACCTGTCTTCTCATCTAGTATGCTTGCAAGTCCAGAGTTCTTAATGTCATTTCTAGCCAGCATGGTCTTGTTATAGTCTTTGACCTTCTGCACCGCTTCCATTGCCGCTATCTTAGTGGGGAAGTATTCCACAAAACGGTCTACCTGTGGCTTGGCATCAGGGTCTTGATCTTGCGGGTCGATGGCTGTGTAGGAAACACGATAACTACCCTTACGCATAAGTGGGAAGTATGGTGTGACTAACCCACTGTCCTTGAGTAACAGTTCAGACAACCTATCAAACGCAGTGCGGCGTACTTCCGCATCATCACTGATACTATTGATACGCTCACGTAGCGCAGGTTCGATTTCATCGTACGTCTCTTTAAAGTAGTTACGCATGGTGCGGTACACACGTTGCCCGTCTTTACCAATACTATCGTAATCTTTTTTAAGAGCGTCATACACTTTTAGACGTTCTTTACCCAATGGTGCTATGGAGTTGAGTTTATGGTCAGGGTTTTCTATTTTAAATTCTGCCATGTACTTAGCGCGTATCTCTGGCTTAGAAAAATTACGCCTTGTTGTCTTTAATGTTTTAGGGTCTTTAATAGTAAGCCCATAGGCAGTGTAAATCTCCCGCTTTATGGACGGGTCTATTCTGTTTAACGTAGACATAGGCACTAGCTGCTGCAGGGTCTTATATTTCTCTACCCCTTCAGTTTTACGAAAATCTTTAATCTGATTTACAATGTAGTCCAGCTTAACTGTTTTATCCCGTAGCTCAGAACTTTGCTCGTTAATTAGCTTATTCAGGTCATTACCCACGTCACTCTGATGGTTACGTTTGAGTGTGTCTCCAAGCAGGTTCACAGGCATAATACCGTATAGGAAACTCTTGCCCCCTGTGTACGGTTCTGAGTTCTTAGCGTAATCCTGCATAGCCCGTAGTTGTTCAGGCGTAGTGGGCTTAACAGCGTTGGTAGCAGAGTTAGTTACGTCTACGCTTCCTTGAGGATTACTTGCTGCAAGATACATCGCAGGTGCGGCGCGGGTACTTAACTGTGGGGCTAGTATATCGTTAAGTAATAAGTCAGTGCGGTTAAATACCGATTCCGGTGGTCTACGCATGATCCTGTTAAAGAAACGCCGTATTGCAGTTCTAAAGTTTGTGTACGCATTAGTCATGCTTGTGTTGGCAATCTTCAAGTCTGACATGGGTATACCTGCCAGCAACACTTGGAAATCAGGGTTGCTAAACGCCTCTGCAACAAACTCGTCTAGGCTCTTCATAGCATACGAAGGCGGTAACTGTTTCTTAACCGCTTCGTAAATTGTATTAAGCTGTCTTACTTCTGGTAAACCCATATTTGAAAGGTTGGCCGCTGTAGCCGCGTGTAGCATCTCATGCAGTGTTGCATGTGAATTTATGCCTATGTCACGGTCTAGGGATATGGTGTTGGTGGCGGGGTCAAATACACCTGCAGCAACTTGCCCCTGTGGGTTCCTTAGTCCACCAGATACCAGTTTTACTTGTGTATTGCCCACATACGGAACCAACCTCTCCGCTATTTTACTCACGTTTTTAGAGCGGCCTGTTATAGCTATACTACGCAACGCGCCTACTAGATCACCGTTCTCTAACATATTACGGGTACTAGGTCGCAGGGGTTCAGCCAGCGCACTAATCTCGCTACCTAGAAGTTCAAGCTGCTCATTAATTGCAGGGGGAGTTACAAGGTCGCCTATAACATCACTATCACCCTGCGCGGCTATGGATACCACACCCGCATCATCATCAAGTATAGTCTCTACACCTGCACGTTTTCCTTGCTGCGCGTCTTTTAGTGGTTCGCCTTCCGCATCAAGTTTACGGGGCTTAAACTGCGCTTTAGTTGCGGGAGCGTCTTGTTGTATATCAACAGGCGCAACATCTAAGGCGTCTGCTAGAGACGCTGTTTCCGCATTAAGTTCCCTTGTGAGTGTATCAGATGTATCTCTTATGTCTTTAGCCCTAAACTCACCCGCCTTAGTTTTTGTTATGCGGCCTCTCCTACCTTTTGATAGCCCCGCCCGTCTCACTAATTCAGCCTCTATTCGCGCATCCAGAATGACTTCCAACTCCTCCACAGTCATATCCGAAATAGTTTTGTCTTGCGCTACAGCTAACTCAATTTCGCTTACGGATTCGTCTACAGACTGCGTTGGTACTTTTTTAATCTCGTTTATCTTCCGTAGCAAATCAGCTACTAGCGTATCGTCTGTGTAATCTTTTTTCGGCCTTTCTTGTAAAGCCCTCCGCATAACTACCTTGGCAGCGTCTGCCTCGTCTTTCCTAGCTATAGCTTCTAATTCCGCTATCAACGGACTTGGCGCGCCGAGACCCGCTATTAGATCAGCAGAGGCTTTATTAGCTGCGTCAGCCACTCTTACCGCTGCACCCGCTTCTCGCATAGCTTGTCCATAGGATGCAGCCTGCAGTTTTGCGGCCCCATCCTTCATGGCCTTATGATCGTCTTTTACAACAGCGCGGGTCTTACTCACATACTCCACACGCTTTGCTGTTAACGCGGCTTTAGTGTCTGAGCCTAAGTTATTCTTTACCCAATACATAGCTTTGACTGCATTGGTATACGTTAAAGGGCCGTAGAACGCCTCTTCATCAGACTTACTCTCAGCAACACTGAACCCTTTTTTATCCAAGTTAATGTTAAACGCAGGGGCACTAATATCTGTCTCTACACCCTCTGCATCTTTAGCAGTGGTCCTATCCTTCGACGCGGTTTGAGTAGCCCCAGTTTTATTACCATCACCATTAGCGCCCTGCATTTCATGGAGCGCGTCCACAGGTCTGCGGAACCTAAGAAAATAATCTCTAGCCGCCTTAACCCTTGCACGTTCTACTTTATCTTTAATATCCTTAATGTTTTGATCACTCATACGAATAAGTTTAATTATACCTAACTTATCTTCGTATGTAGTTATGTCAGGTTCAAATGCTTCAGACGCAGTAGTGGACTGTCGGTTTTCTAAGGCTAACGCAGCTTTACCGACCAGCTCAAATGTTTCCTTACGATCATTAAACAATCTGCTAATAGTGTTAGCGGTTGCCACTTCCAGAGCGTCTACTAACTCAGCATCGCGTAATGTGCCACTCAACGCGGCTAGTCTTTGTTCTTTAGATAGACCGCTACCTGTAATAAGGTCCAACTCAGCTTGACTTAGTTTTATTGCCGCACGGTTAGCGGGTAACGTATCAGAAGCTACAAACGGTTTGCTTGCAGGGTTTGTATTAGTGGGATCACCGATTGGTGCGCCAAGCGTCCTGTCATAACTCTGCACAAGGGGCGATCCTGTAGCGTCCAGTTGTGAAGGACTATCGGCAACCTCTAAATCAGTATTATCCACAACGCGAGTGGGTGTGATAGGTTCCATCTCAGGGGCAGTAATTGGATTTTCAGGTAAACCTGCAGCGGCCCTAGCTTCCGCATCGCCGTAAGAACCCCGTAGTCTTGCGGGTATATTACCAACCCCATCTTTCAACGTGTATAGTGTGCGTAGCGCATCACCTATAGTCTGTGACCCATACGGTCCCTTAGATGTTGGTAAGGCTCTAAGGTGCTTTGCCAATTCTGCGGGCCACTGAATTTTACCTGTGTAACTGGGTGTACCCTGTAGTTCATAGGGTTTGTCTTCTGCAAATAGAACCGCAGCCTTATCAGCAAACGGCACGTCCTCAACACGTAGTGTATCACTACCTATATCTTCTTGATATGTGGCGTCTAAGTCTAGCGTGTTTAGGTCCAACCCTTCTAAGTATTCTATTGCCTCGTTTGATAGAACGCTTGGGTTTTTACCCTGCTCGTCAGTTACAGGCACTACATTTTCGTATCCTGATGTAGTGGGGTTCCTACTTCTAAGTGCTTGTACGCCAATTACCTGACCATCAGGTCCAAACCCAGTGTTTGCGGGTAATCCTGTAGGTGTACCATCTCTAACAGAAGTGCCGTACGGTTTTAATTCACCGTAATTCCCACCTTTATATGCGTTTTTCTTTATCGCGTTTAATCGCTGGTTTGCCGCACGGCTGTCGACTTGCAGTGCTTTTAACTGTTCCCCTTCGGGGTCTACCTCGGGGTTAGCAAGCAAGGCTTCTATCTTTTCTTGGCTATCCCTAGCCCTTTTAGTAGCCGCAGCTATTGCTATTTCATCGTCGGATAAATTTTTGGTCCTATCGAGCAGTTGTGCGCTCTGCTCCGCAGGTTCATCACCTGTGCTACCATCTAATTCTGTTGTAGGAGTTATAGTGTCTGGAACTATTGGCGCATCTACAGCAACTGTATCAGGTGTACTTTCTATGATCATAGGTATGTACTGACGTAGACCTCTTTTATTGGCAGGGCCAACTATAGGATTTTCTTCAGCAGCAAGAAGACTAATTAATTTTGCTGCTCGTGCCCCAGAGATTTTTAAATCACGTTGTAATGCACTAACTGAAGCCACCTTGCGATCAGTTACTGACCTTCTAGCATCTTCAAGCAAAGCAGCGTCATCAGGTTTTGCTATTGTACGTTTTGCTACAGGGGATTTGCTTGTTTCCGTAGTTACCGCAGTTTCCGCAGTTCCTACAGATTTTCTTTTAAGTTTAGTTAAAAGTTCTTCTGTAGTAGCACCAACAAAGTCTTTTGTATTATTTATATTATCAGCGCTAAGTACCTCTGCAAGAGTTGGTAGTGTACGTTTTGCTACAAGGGATTCGCTTGTTTGTAACTGTTGTATTATCTCTTGTCTTCTGTCCGCTGTTTTAAGTTTAGCGGCAAGTATACCACCACTACCTGTACCTGTACCTGTACCTGTACCTGTACCTGTACCTGTACCTGTATTTTTTGGTCCCGTTATACTAGCTAATCCTTTATCAGCATCGCCTTTTCCAGCTACTTTATCTGCTGCTTTGCCAACTTCAAAGTCCACACCTTCTTCAACATTAACAGTGTTGTCACTACCTACAGGTGGTTTACCACCAACATCTGTTTTACCTTTACCTGCATCTAATGACGGAGCCGAGCCAAATACACTTAGTCCTCCACCCATAGTGCCGCCTAGCAGACCTGCAGCAATGCCAACTTCTCTGTACTCTGCAAATGCTTCATCATTATCTATAGACAGTCCAGCCTGCCAGCGTTCTAATGCTTGTTGTCCTATTTCTGTAGGTACTTCTACACCTGCACCTCGGACTGTGCCTTTACCTACTTTAGTAAGTATATTTTTACCCGGGATAGCTAATCCCCTAAGCAGGAACTTGTCCCCCAGAACATTAAGTAATGATTGGCCTGTAGCCGCTTGGAATGTTTTTAAACGATCTACTTTGTCTAGCTCGCCTGCAGCAACTTGTTGTTCAGCACGTTGTAAGTCACTACCATAAAAATAAGGCATAGCGGCTGATATACCCGCAACAGTACCTACACCGGGTCCACCAAGTAACGTACCTATTCCTGTAGCAGCTAATGGCCCCAACATCTGGGGTGCAGACTGCCCTGCAATCTCACCTAAATAAGAAAGCGTATCTCCAAAACCACCTGCTCGCGCCGCGTCAAAGTTTTTAGGTGGTGTAGCAGTGCCTGCCCTAGATAATTGTGTTCTGTTTGCGGCGGCTTCTTGGCTTGCACCAAAGTCTTCAACAAAACCTATATTATTTTGGGTGCCAATATCTCGTATAGTAGTACCCAAAGCACCACGTAGGCTTGTTAATCCAACATCAAGTCCACGTCCAAACGCAGTACCATCATCTATTACTTGCTCGCCATATTTATTTTCATAGCTCGTCTCAAACTGACGTTCTAGTACCTGTATTTTACCTGTAGCGTTGGCAATTTCTTTCGGTGTAGGTTCTTCTCCAGCAAAATTTACATCATATGTGCGACCACTAAACTCGCCTTTAACTTGTATCATACCCATAGTGTCGCCCTTTATGTCGTACTGTCTACCTGCACGTTTTCTAACGCAGTTGCTAACTCTCTACTAGAACCTAGATTACCTTTTGCATATAGCCTCTGTAAATCTGCATTTATAGCTGCGGCCTCGTTAACTTTTTTATCGTAAATCTCTCTGTCTATGCCTTCTAGTCTACCACCTAACGGGTCTCGCATATCAGCAAGTTGTTTATTTACAAGTTTTGCGCGTTCTTGTTGAGTGTTAACCGCTTGGCTAAAAGTAAAGCCGTTTTTACTGCTTCTACCTGCCGCTGCAATATCTTTACGGGCTTGTAACGTCTGCTTCGCCATATCCATGTCAGCTAGCTTACCAAGAACATTAAGTTCTTCAGCGTCACGTTCTTTTTTCTGACCTACATACGACCCAAAGGCACCCAGACCTGATTCGCCTATAGCTGCAAGAGGGTTAGGGTTAGTGCTGGACATAAGCCGCATACCCATTTCGGCTAGACCTAACCACTTGTCTTGGTCTGCCGACTTCTCACGCTTGTCTAAGATATCCAACAACTTCTGTTCGTACTCACCAACTGCGTTTGCTCTTGACAGACCGCTAGTAGACATGGGCCTAACAGAAGCTAAACCTTTTTCTTTTTGTGTAAGATCGCCAAGTACACCTTTTGCTTCAGCCGTTAAAGGCACATCAGGTATTTTTGTGTAGGCCGTATCGCCGTAGACTAACCTTGTTTCCGCTGCACTTTTTTCTAATTCCGCAATACGTGCCTTTTCGGCCCTACGTTCATCGGCTGCAGCATTGCGTTCGTTAACTGATGTAAGGAATGTTTCAAGTATTTGTAC